GAGAGAGGAAATTGCGTGCCGTCATAGACTCATGGAGGGCATCGAGCAATGAAGGACCTGCCTAGTGATCCTGCGAAACAGACTCGGAACGCCTTGGTTGCTGTGGTGCCGGGCTCGTGGTTTTTACAGTCAGTGCGGACTGTCGACAATCCGGTTTCAGACGTGCCTTGATGCGTTGTTTTTGCTACTGAGAGTGATTTCTTGCATTGGACCCGTGGGTGTTTGTGCTTCACAATCTACTCGTCAGTAAATTTTTATATTAAATTTTTGTTGCATCTCAGCTCCTCTGTATAGGAATGCATTCACTTTTCTCGTTTCTATTCAGTCTGCTTCAGGGACGGTAAGCCGTTCTACTCTCGGATCCTACCCGAGGGATATCATGCCAGGTAACCAGCCTGGTCTTACAGAGCCAACTATCTCTAGTCGTCCACCTTCTGAAAACATTCTAGTAAAACTGAATGATCTAGTTGATTAGTTTATGCAATTCACTCATACTGGGGATGAATGTTGCCATTTTGTCTATGTGCTGTCTAGCTAGTTTGTGCTCTCGTAGGGACACGATCGCTTCATTATCATAATATTCGATTACATGGTGTCGGGCATAATGACGCCATGGTGTAGGAAAAAGTTCTAATAGCTCTGGTATGTTAATAGGACATACTGTTTTCTGACTATTGAACCATTCTTCCACTCGAAATTGTGTTTCGATAGGAATATTATATAGGGACTCAACTAGGGCACGGGTGCGAGTTGGTACAGTTCGGGGTTTTAATGGCGCTTTATATGCGTCAATGGACTGTAACTTGTTCCACTGATCCATTTGATCGATCAGTCTTAACTCACGCGGTTTGTCAATCTCTACAACTCTCAGTATCCATTCGGCCATTGCCTGGATTATCGGGCAGCCTGGATATTGATGGAGATATGAGTTGGCTTTACAGCGGAGTAGTGCGCGTTTAGTCTTATGTGATGAATGGACATATTTTCTGTTTGTCCATCCAAGGGTGGCGACGACATAGAGCGGATCTGTTACTAATACGAGGTCGATTTCGTCGAACATGTTTCCACAGAAACTTGCTCGTCCGATTTCATTGTGTTCCTCGAGTTTGATTATCAATCCCGCTTCCGAAAAATCAGATTCTGTGGGTTTGCAACCAATTTGAAAGCGACATAGTCCGTCATCTCCTTCGAACACACCTTTGACATAGTGGTAGTATTTGTCAATAAATCTCTCCATTGTGGGTGCTGGGAGATTGTTCTCCTTGCAGTGCCGTTGGTAAGATTTACTAGCTAAATACAGCATCATGATTAGATTGAAGAATCCGTTTCCTAGTGAAGTATTCATTTCACCAGACATTCGGGTTGCTTCTATCAAAATCAGGAACCACTTGTTTTCAAGCTTGTTCGTGCGTGTGAACGCTTCGTCACATAATGCCATGAAGTCCTCCCCTTCGGGGAGGTCACTCACGCAGTGTCTATAAAGTTGGAACTCGCATACACTCATCATTTCCGCTGTGAAATGTGCTTCGAAAGACGTGTAATCGGTCACCTGGTACTCACCCGAGGGCGTATAAAGTAAGTCATGAAGAACCACAGGCCGTTCACTGACTGGCACGTACTTTATAAGAGGCCCATATTCTTTCCCAGGGAACCTTACGTTGAAAAGCGCTTTCGATATCTGCGCGAAAATCGGACCTACCATACATTTAAATAGGTCCGTCCTCGAATTGATCAATCGAGGGTGTTTGTATGCTACATAGAATTCATCTTTTGGAAAATTCTTCACTTTGTAGACACGGTTTTTGTATTTTGATTTCACCTTTAACGGATTCTCAAGCATATACTGGTTTTCCTTCCACACTGTCTTGAGTTCCTCTCGACGACCTTGGGAATAGGGGGTGTGTTCGATCCACCCTTCAAATCCTCTGTCGTCGGTCGATTTAAGTTTTGGTACCCACCGCTTGCAGAATAATCGACTAAATCGTGCAAGCCGGCGTTTTTCCTTACGGGACATATTTCCTGGTTTGGATGCTATTCTCTTGATGGCACCACTACCTGAGGAGATGGGGTCGTTGCTGGGTTTT